TAAAAAATGTTATTCTTAATAAATTAATAATTGGTATACCTACTTCACAATTAACTTGTTTACGGATTAATTCAGCTTTATCTTTTATTTGCTTATGAGTTAATTCTTTTTCTGTATCATTAGTATATAATATAGCAATTACTTCAGCTAAATATTTATTTGGATTAATAGTAATGTAATCTTCAATTAATAAAACATTTTTTACAGTTAGAATAAATTTATCATCAAATGATGAATACTCTTCTCCATTCAAATAGATATATTTTTGGATATCATTCTTACAAGTATTAAAATCAAATTGATGAATTATATCTTTAAACTCATCTAAACTAATATTATTTATTATTTCTTCAGTTAAACCTAAATATCTTAGAATACTAAACCACTTATCAATGATATTATCCTTGTTATTAAATATCATAAAGATATTTTCAAATTCATCTATGTTTAATTCTTTAATAGAATTTTTTATGTTATAGGTTTCCCCATTAAATTTAATTATTAGCATATAGTTTTATTTTTATTGTTATAAATATATTTAATTTTTTTTAAAATACAATAAGATAAACAATTAAAATGAAATTACCATTATATAAAATTACAATTGATGAGCAATATTCTGATGGTGAGGACTTAGGTATATCAGCAATAGCATTCACTGCAACTCCTGCAATAAAGACCCTTGGTGTAGCATTTCAAACACAAGAGAAAGAAGAAAAGAAACAATACTATGCTGATAAAATAAAGAACCGTATCACTGCACCTATACTTATTCCTATGAGTATATTCAGGTCTGATGAATACCAGGACTATTATGTTGAATTTACTGAAGCTGAGATTGAAAGATTACATTCAAAGTTTATGAAGAATTTTTCAAATAGACAAGTCTTCAATCTTGAACATAATGACGAAGATAAAGTAAACGCATACGTTTATGAAACTTGGATAGTTCAAGACCCATTGAAAGATAAAGCTTATTCAAGCTATGGTATTAAGGTTCCTCGTGGTACTGTAATGATGACAGCTCAAATTGCTGATAAACAAACTTATGATAATTTGGTAGAGAATGACCAAATTGGATTCTCGATAGAAGGTTACTTGGGCTTAAGCCTTAGTGAAATAATAAATAAACAAATAGAAAAAGAAGAAAAGATGAATAAACAAAAAATGAGTATGCCAGCTGGTGAATATAAAATGGGTAATCAAATTTATACTGTAATGGAAGATGGTACATTTAGTGTAGCATTAGCTGACGATGAGAAAAAAGAAGATGAAGTAAAGGTGGAAGAAGAAGTTAAGGAAGAAGAATTGGCTGATGAAGTTATCGTAGATGAAGTTCCAGTTGATGAGGCTAAACCAATGGATTATCCAACTTATACTAAAGAAGAAGTTGATGCAAAATTTGATGAGCTTTATAAGATGATTGCTGAAATGAAAGCTGAAGAAGTTGCTGAAGAAGTTAAAGATGAAATCCCAGTTCAAATGAGTGAACAAAAACCTAAAATTGCTGATAGATTATATGCATTTACACAAGCAATTAATTTCCATAACGAATAAAAATTATTTATAAAATTTTTAAATACAATAAATATAAATAATAAACTAAAAAACTAAAAATATAATGAGAAAATTAAGATTTCAAGATTTAAATGTGGATGGAGCTTTATTCTGCCCAAACCCAACTGAATTTTACAGTAAAGCATATCTAACGGAAGATATTGCTGATAACTACCGTACATTACCAGGTATTAAATATGCAACTGAAATAGCTACAACTACATTCACTAATATTTTATCTGCTTCAACTTGTACATTCGATGGTGCACAAAGTGCTATTATCACAAGTGCTATTACTGTATGTGCAGTATCTGCAATGGCTGAGATTTGTCGTTTCGACTTAGAACAATCATTCGTATCAGCACAAATGGTTAAAGGCTCTAACGGTTCATATGAAGTTGCTTCATTTATGAATCACTATTGGGACCAAATGGCTGGTGAGATTGAAGAAGAAATTGAAGCTATTAGATGGAGAGGTGATACTGCTTTAACTGGTGCAACTTATTTAGCTTTATGTGATGGTTATGAGAAGAAACTTTTAGCTGATGCTACTGTACTTGATGTAACCTTAACTGCTGTAACTGCTGCAAACGTATTAGCTGCTATGGCTGCTGTATATAATAAAATGGCTACAAGTGCTCCTGCATTAATCAATAGAACTAAAGACCTAAGATTCTATGTTGCTGCTAACGTTGCTGCTGCATTCCGTCAAGCTGTTGCTGCTGGAAATACAAATGCTTACTTAACTAAAAACTTAGACCTTACATACCTTGATATTAAAATTGTTGTTGCACAAGGGATGACAAGTTCTAAAATGGTATTAACATTGAAAGATAATATGATTTATGCTTTTGATGGTGAAGGAGATGGAAAAGCATTAAAAGCTATTGATTTAAGTGATACTGTTGCTGAACCAAAATTACGTACAAGAGCCAACTTAAAAATTGGATTCCAACATATTAATGGTAACGAAATTGTATACTATAACTAATATTAACTAAATAATAATTAACAAAAGCTGCTGCATTAAAAAAGTGGCGGCTTTTTTTATATAAAAACTAAAAAAAAATTTAAACAATGGCTTGTACAACTTTAAATTCAATAATGAAAGCTTGTGAAGGAAACAACATAGGTGGTATTTACGAGGTATATATTAATGACCAGGATGAAATATCAGCTACTACAGTTTCAACAACAGCTCACACTATAACTGCTATTACTTTAAGTGGTGCAGTTAAGTATTCAACATTTCAATTTCAACGAAATGTTGGAAATTTTACAGTAGAACCAACAGTAGACTTAGTAAATGGCTCAACAGTATATAAAGCAACTATTACATTACAATTCAATAGAAGAGAAGGCACTAAGAGTAGAAGCTTAATGCTCTTAGGTGAAGGACAAAGATACTTGAGTATTATTGTGAAGAATGCGAATGGTACTTATAGTTATTTTGATTTCGCACAACTAAGTGGTGGTGCTGAAGAGTCTGGCGCAATCAAGGAGGACGGCTCACGTTATACCGTAACTTTCTCTGCCGATTTAGACCAAAGGCCCTACTTCGTAGACCCTGCTATTATTACTTCAACTATAATTTCTACAACATAATAAAAATTATGTTAAATAATAAACCCCACTTATGTGGGGTTTGCTATTTTATGGTATGTTTTCTTGGCCTCTAAATAAACTTGATTAGCTTCTTCTTCAGTATCATAATAACCTAAATAATAATATATACCATCCACACATATTTGAACCCTATATTGATTTCTATATGCAATAAATGTATAACCTTTAGCGAATTTATTCATTTGATTAATTGAACTATTTGCTTCTCTTAAATTTTCTAATTTATTATTATATGGTTCTCTATCAATATGGTCTATTAATAATGGGAAATAATTAAACATATAAAACCAGGCAAATCTATGTGCTTTTAAATATTTCTTTTTACCATTAATTGTTATGTTAAAAACGATATAACCATCCTTATCTCTTTTTCTTATTGGTTTATTAATGTTTCTATAAACATCCCCAGTTTCAGGGTTATAGTGATAACCTCTTTCTATTGCTTCTTGATATCTTTCTTCTATCGTCATAATTTGTTTATTTGTTATACGTACAAAGATACAATAAAGTTACATAAGTTTTAAAATATTTTTAATATGTTTTAAATACAATAAATTAAACTATAACAAATGATATTTATTAACAAGGACAGTGAAAATAAAGTTGTCTTGACTTTAGATGAAAATGCTACTATAACGGATGCATTTTATTTATTTAAATTCACTAACGAATATAATATTAATTCTGAACCAATTTTCTACTATACTCCCGATATAAGTGGTCACCGAGGAAGATATAATCTATTCAATATAATAGAGTCTTCAAGTGGAAGTACTAATGGTGGGTTTGATGTAGAGTTGAAATTAACTTCTGGACAATATGCATATACTGTATATGAAAGTTCGGCAGCAACAATATCATTAAGCGCAACAACTCAACGTATTGTTGAAGAAGGACGTTTAGTGGTTAATTTAAATAATACAAATAATTCAATATATGACTAA